TGGCAAGGCGCGCGCACAGATTCTTGAGGCGGGTTATTCCGCAGCTGTCGTAAACCAGGCGCTGCGCGACCTCGGCCGCTCGGTCGCCTGACGTGGCGCATCTCCGCAGCCAGATCTTCGCGGCCGTCATCGCGCGCCTCTCGGCCATTCCGGACTTCTCCGGTGCTGACAAGGTGAAGCGTGGCCGCAAGGGCGCGATCCCGCAGGAAAAGCTGCCGGCCCTCACAGTCACCTGGGCCGACAGATCGGAGATCATGACGGTCCGACCCTCGTCAGGGCAAGCCGGCGAGGACGGCTACGACCGGTCCCTGCCGCTCTCGATCGTCGCGCACCTGCGCGACGACGAACCGGAAGAGGAATTCGACAGGGTTTGCGTTCTGATCGAGGCTGCGATGGCCTCGGACATCACTCTCGGCGGACTTGCCGTCGAAGCGCTGCTGCAGTCGCAACAGTATTTCGTGAACCCGCAGACCGGCACCTCCCTTCTTGCCGGTTCGCTCAACTATCAGATCGCCTACAAGACGCTCGCCGCCAATCCGGAACAGGCTGCGCTCTAAACGCTCTGCATGCCGTTATCCAAAAACCGCTGCACACTTTTGGGCGGCATGCAGTAGCGCCATCACCCCCACCAGCACGAAGAGGATTTTGCCATGGCTCTCGGCCGTCAGCTCACGCTTGCCCGCTCGACCGGTGCAGGCGCCTTCACCCTGGCCTGCATCACCGAACAGCGATCCCTCGAGATCAACAACGAGGAAATCGATATCACGAAACCGAGCTGCACCGATCCCGGCAGCAAGCTCACGCTGGCGCTGATGTACGGCATCCAGTCCATCCGTTTCAGCGGGCAGGGCGCCTTCGTCGATACCGTCACGATGAAGGCGGTAACCGCCGATGCCGTCAACCAGGTCATCACCGAGTATCAGGTCACGGTGCCCGGCGTCGGCACGTTTGAAGGCGACATGCTCGTCTCGATGACCTTCTCCGGCGACAAGACCAACGAGCTGCAGGCGGACATCCGTTGCGCCATGACCGGCGCTCTTACCTTCGTGCCGGCTGTCTAAGCGGAGAGTTCCATGTTGCCTGCCAACCCATTACGCGGCGAGGCGGAGGTTCGCATCGGCTCGATCGACTTCCGCATCGCCGTCACTTTCTCCGGCCTCGCTCGTCTCTCCGATGCGATCGGCGCCCGCACGCTCGACGAGCTCTACGGCCGCCTTCTCGGCTTCGAGCCGAAGGCGGTCGCCTGCGCCGTCCGCTGCCTGATCGTCGCGGACGACGAGGATCAGATATCGGCGCTTTCGGCGAGGATCCTCGACGACGGCAACATCTCGGCCGCCGACCAGCTCGCCTGGCGCGAGGCTGTCGAAAAGGCGCTGTCGGCACACATTGCTGCCGGGACAATTCGGCGGGACGAGCGGACGGCTTCGCAGATTGCGGGAGACGCCGTCCTGGGAAAGCCCGTAAGCCCCTCCTGATCAAGGATCATCTGAAGTCGCTCTACCGGATCGCCACCAACCCGAAGATGCTCGGCTGGTCGCCGGAAATGTTCTGGAAGGCGACGGCGGCGGAATTCGAGATGACCGTGGAGGGGCTTTCCGGGAATGTCCGTGGCAGACCGTTCATATCACGGGAGGAGGTTCGGCGTATTGCCGCAGAGCATGGGGTCCGGCCTTCTCTGAAGGCTAATCCCAGGGCGAGAACGCTGGGGGGGTGGCCCTGATCTGATGATGATCGGTGTTGGAAGCGAGACTCGTGGCGGACTGCCCGACATTGTGGTGCACCTATCCTGGGTTTAGTTTTTCATATACATTCGCCACATGGGTACAAACGCGACGGCAGCTACGCCCATTTTTGTATATTAGCAATAAATTAGAATTCACCCCCACGATACTTTTCCCAACAGGGAGGCTCCAATGCGAGCACTAGGTATACTTGACGACAGAAGTCTGATCTCCAAGCTTGGCTCGATAGCTCTTCTGGCCATCGGAGTGACGGCGCTTCTGGCCGGCCCGGCAAATGCGTCCGATGCCATCACGGAAGAAGAGGCCCACGCGATCGGCGTGGAAGCCTACGTGTATTTCTACCCTCTGATATCGATGGACGTCACGCGGAAGCAGTTGACCAACGCCGAAGCCAAGGAAGGTGGGATTGGCGGCCCGCCCAATCGGTTCAACAACATTCGCGAGTTTCCACCAGCGGACATGAAGGTAGTGGTCCGGCCAAACTTTGATACGCTGTATTCGAGCGCTTGGCTCGATTTGACAAAAGAGCCGGTTGTGATTTCGGCTCCCAACACTGGTGGACGCTTTTATCTGCTCCCGATGCTCGACATGTGGACAGATGTGTTCGCCGCACCCGGCTGGAGGACCACCGGAACCGCGGTCGGCAACTTTCTTATCGCCCCGCCAGGCTGGCGGCCTGATCTGCGTGATAATTTCGATGAGTTCAAGCTGCCGGCAGGAACGCAGAGGATTGATGCGCCGACGCCACACGTATGGGTGATCGGGCGGACGAAGACCGATGGACCGCAGGACTATGACGCGGTTCATAAAATCCAGGACGGTTATAAGATCACTTTGCTCTCTGAGTGGGACAAGCAGCCGAAGCCGGTTGGGCTTAAGATCGATCCTTCCGTAGACATGAAGACACCGCCGAAGACTCAAGTCGACACAGCCTCGGCCGGAGCCTATTTCGCCTATGCTGCCGAGCTCCTGAAGCTCAACCCTCCACATGTCACCGACCAGCCCATGATTGCCCGCATGAAAAGAATAGGCATTGAGCCGGGCAAGAGCTTCGATCTTTCCAAGGCTGATTCAGTCGTCCAGAAAGCTCTCGAAACGGTGCCCCAAAATGCTCAGGCTCTCATGGCTTGGAAATTGCCCACTTTAGCCCGCGCCACCAATGGCTGGTCGATGAACACCGACACTATGGGTGTTTACGGCAACTATTACTTGAAGCGCGCCATCATTGCGCAACAGGGGCTGGGCGCCAACCTGCCCGAAGACGCCATCTATCCGCTCAATCTCGCTGACGAAAACGGGCAGCCGCTCGATGGCAAGAACAACTACACGATGCACTTCGACAAGGCAGATATCCCGCCGACCCATGCCTTCTGGTCAGTGACATTATACGACGAAAAAGGGTTCCAAGTCGCCAACTCCATCAACCGTTTTGCTGTTAGCAGCTGGATGCCGTTTCATTACAACGCCGATGGTTCACTCGATCTTCATTTCCAACGCGAGAGCCCTGGTAAGGACAAGGAGTGGAACTGGCTGCCGGCTCCCAATGGGCCGTATAACCTCACGATGCGGCTCTACGCACCCAAGCCCGATGCGCTGACGGGTAAGTGGAACCCTCCGCCAGTCATCAAAGCCCACGCGGTATCTCCGTTCGCGGCACAATGACCCGAGTAGGTGCATGCACCGCGTTACGCACAAGGAGGTCGGCATAAGTCGACCTCCTTGGCGGGGCACAGGACTGGAGCGAGCATCGACGAGTTGCTGAGGAGCTCGGCATCGACGTCTTCGATCATGTGACTTGCACAATCGCGGGGGGCGTGCTCGGTATGAGGAGGCTTGTTCGGCCCCAGCCTCGACGCGCGCTTTGAAGGTGCTTGCTCAGACCGGACTAGCAGCGTGAAACGTGCGAAGCGTTAGAAGCTCTCCTTTGAGCCATCCTCGAACAAGACCGCCTTCACGCAGGTGGCGGTCTTTACGTCCTGCTTCCGCAACTGGAGCAGTCGCTTTAGATGTACACCCGCTGGCCAAGTTAGGTGTTCATTGTATCTGCCGCCCGCCGGAATGGTAGCGTCTGGCCCAATGGGAATGGCGCCGAGCGGAACATCCAGGGCGTCGTAGAAGTAGGCTACAGCCTTGAGCATGCGAATCTGCTTCTTGGCGTGTGACTGAACGTCCAATGTGATTTCGACGTGCTCATCACCCGCTTTTCCGGCCGACCAGTCGGTGATGCTGAGCATCGTTTTGTTGCAGCCGGTGGCCTTCGCTTCCGATGCTGCAAACACAGACAGTATCAAGAACAACCTGAGCATGCGCCCCTGCCTGTTGCGGCGGAGCGTAGCGATTTTTCTTTTCTCCGCAACGAGGCATTAAATGAGCCGCCCCGATATCCCAGTCACGATTTCCGGCGATCCGAAAGGATTAGAGGCTGCCCTCGCCAGAGTGCGGGCTCTCGGGAAAACGACGGCAACCGACCTAATGGCTTCATTCGGGCGGATCAAAAGCTTGGCTGGTGGAGCTGCTGGCCTCATTACCGGCATTGTTTCCGCCTCGACGGTAGCAGTCATCAGAGATGCAGCGGGCGCTATCGCATCTATAGGCGATGAGGCGAGGCGGGCCGGTCTTGATGTCAAGAGCTTCCAGGAACTGAAGTACGTAGCCGAGCAGAACCGTGTGGGCGTCGACGCTCTGACGGATGGCATCAAGGAATTGAACCTGCGGGCCGACGAATTCATCGTCACGGGCGGTGGTTCGGCGGCCGAGGCCTTCCAGCGCATTGGCTACTCGGCCGAGGATCTGAAGCGGAAGCTCGAGGACCCTGCCGATCTCTTCACCGAGATCATCGGCCGCCTTGGCGAACTCGACAACGCGGCTCAGATCCGCATCATGGACGAGATCTTCGGCGGTACCGGCGGCGAACAATTCGTGCAGCTCATCGAGGCGGGCGAGGCCGGTATCCGTGACACGATCAAGGCGGCCAACGATCTCGGGATCGTGCTCGACGAACAGATGATCGAGCAAGCGGAAGAGATCGATCGCCAATTCAATGCGATCGCGACCACTGTTGGGACCAATCTGAAGGCCGCCATCGTTTCCGCCGTGGGCAGCCTCGGCCAATTCATTGATAGCTTCAATGAATTCGAGCGACAGCAGACTAGGACCCTTCAGACGCGGCAAACCGCGATCATGGGGGAAAAGAACGACACGCATCGGCAAATTCAAGAGGCGACGCAGGAACGTATAGCACTCGGAGAGACTGGCGCCGGCGGAATGATCGATCAATCGATTGCTGAGCTTCAGGCCCATATGGATCGGCTGAATGAAGAGGAGAACAGGATCATCGAGATCCTGAGCCAGCGAAACTCCCCGAAGCTTGCTCCGGAGGTCCCGAAGTGGGAACCAATTGCCCCGCCGGACGATGAAGAGAAGGGCGGCGGCAGCCGCTCCAAGGAAGTCTCGGAAGCCGAGAAAGAAAAGAAGGCGATCGACGACGTGATCGCGTCGCTGCGCGAGGAGTTGGCGATCATCGGCCTCACCGACATCGAGCGGGAGCGGACGATTGCGCTGTGCGAGGCGGGTGTCGAGGCGACCTCGAAGGAAGGCCAGCAGATCTCGGCGCTCATTAATGAGAAATACCGCCAACTCGCGGCCGAGGAGGCTCTGGCCGAGCAGTATGAGCGGAGCGAGGAAGCGGCGGAGCGTATGGGGCAGGTCCTCGACGATCAGCTCATGCGCATCGTCGACGGCAGCTTCGATGCGAAGGAGGCGATTGCGGCGCTGCTCACCGAGATCATCAATGTCCAGACGAACGGGAAAGGGCTCTTCGGCTCGCTGTTCAGCGAGATCTTCGGCGGTGGTAGTGGACTGAGCTCCAGCTTCGTGCCGACCACGACGCTCGGTGACTTCCTCGGCTATGGCGGTGCGCGCGCTGGCGGCGGTGATGTTTCTCCCGGGCGCATCTATCGGGTCAACGAATATGAGGAGGAGTTCTTTGCGCCGACCAGCCACGGCCGGATCATCGCTCCGAGCAAAGTATCGGGCTCGACCGGCGAGGGAGGCGGGGAAGGCGGGCGCACCGTCGTTGAGCTCAGGCTGAGCAAGGAACTGGTCGCCAGCATCCTAGAGCAGACCGGCGACCAGACCGTGCGCATCGTGCGCAGCAACGAGGAGGCCCGGGCCAACTATCGCCAGAATGGCGGGGAAGATTTCTGATGGTGTTTCTCATTTCGCTCCCGAGCGTGGTTTACGGCCAGGTCGCGTTCGATCCGGTTCGCATCCGCGATACCAACCGCATGGAGGGCCGCCGCACCGAGACGGCCTATTCCGGGACGCCATACTGGGCCGCGTCCTATTCCGCATCGAAGCTGACAACGGTCGAGGCGGCGCTGTTCGACGCCTTCAACATGGACGCGAACGATGGCGGCTATATTGCCGGCTACGATCCGCACCGGCCGCGGCCGATCGCCTATCAGGGCAGCAACCCGCTTTCCGGCGTGAAGGCGGGCGGCGGGGTATTTTCTGGCGACGCGGCGTTGCAGTCCGTAACTGACGCCAACACTATCGTCGTCTCGGGCCTGCCAGCCGGGTTTAAGCTGGGGCCCGGTGACTATGTCGAGGTGCGGAAATCGACCTTCATGCGATCGCTGCACCGGATCACTTTGGCCGCGACAGCAAGCGCAGCGGGCGTCGTGACCCTGAAGATCCGCTTCGGTCTCGACCTGCAGGTGTTCACCCTGCCGTGCACCGTCCATTTCGAGAAGCCATCCTGCATCATGGAGATGGATGCGGGGAGCTTCAGCCTGCCGAAGACCTGGCCGAACTATAATGTCCAGTTTACCGCAACGGAGCTGTTCCTTTCATGAGCGTGCTATCTTCCGAGGTCGAGGACCTGATCGAGAGCGGCGAATTCGCGCTGCTGGACCTGATCCGCTTCGATCTGCCCGGCAAAACCGTCGGCTATCACCGCGGCGGCCGCAAGTTCACCTATAATGGCTTGCTGTATCTGCCGAACCGGTATCTCCAGCCAGGTGACCTGGTGAGCGCCGTCGGCGTGGCCGTTACCACGCGCACCATCGTCTTCTCCAATATTCCGGTGGCCGATCCCGAGGATGCGGTCGCGAGGATCGAGGAGTTCAACTATCAGAACGCGCCGGTCATCATCACCTCGCTTGCCGGCGAGCCGAACACGAGCAACGTCGTCGGGGTGCTGGTCTCGACCATCTACGAGATCGACCAGGTGCGCTACAACGAAGGCGCGGTCTCAGGCTCCGAGCGGACGCTGACGATGATGATCGACCTGCAGCCGCCCGGACGCTCGGCGCGCGGCTCGACCGGCGTCAAGCGCTCGCAGGCCGAGCAGCAGTTCGACAATAATCCTGTTGACACGGGCCTCGAACTCGTGGCGACGAATGCGACCATCCCCGAGGAATGGGGCCAGGTGAGCCGATAGGAGTTCCTTCGATGAAAAACGTAATAGCAGTAGATTACAAGTCCTCAGGGCGTGCGCCGCACGAATGTCCCGGAGACGCCACCAAAGACTGAACACGATAGCCTCTTCGATTGGCCACAGCTATCGGGAGGTCAACGGCTCTGTTGTTATGACAATCGATCCTGCCGTGTTTTGTCCGTCGCCTGCTTCAACTTAATGGTTTCAACGAGTGCCAACAAGGCGTGGCGGGCGTGATCTTTCGCCCGATCCTTGTCTATGTTCGATGCTTCGTCGATGGACCGGTTCACAGTATGCAACGCAATCGACTTGACTTCCTCAATAACGTCGTCGTGCCCTAACCAGAGCAGCATTTCCAGCGCAGCAGCCGCCAATGCTTGCGCTGCTACTCCGGCCCCAATGGCCTGCTCGGTCTTCGCCATGCTTTATCTCCTAAAAGTTGCGGGAGATAAGCATCCCCAGTCGAAAATGTCGAATCCTGATAGGTCCCCATGAACCGCTTCCGCATCGTCGAAGCCACGCTTACGCGTGAGCTTGCGAAACCCTATGCCTATGGATCGGCCGATTGCTTCATGCTTGGCTGCGCCTTCGTCGATGCGCTGACGGGCTCGTCACTCGCCGACAAGTATCGCGGCGCCTATCGGACGCTTGCCGGTGCGCAGCGGGCGCTGCGCCGGCGGGGGCACACGTCGCTGGTGAGCTTCTTCGCGGCCGAGCTCGGCCAGCAGCCGAAGGGCGGCGCGGAAGCACGCCTCGGCGATCTCGTCATCCTGCGTCTTGCCGATTGCGCCGAACATGTTGGCGTCTGCCTCGGCTCCCGTTTTGTGACCAAGACCGAACGCGGCCGCAGCGATCACGGCTTCGCCGACGTCATCGCAGCCTTTCATCTCGGATAATCCAATCATGGCAATCTTCACAGGAATCGCTACGGCGATCGCCGGTGCGCTGTTCGGCGGCTCTGCGCTTGCCAGCAGCCTGATCGGCGGCGCGCTCGCCTTCGGCGCCAAGTTTGCTGTGGGCAAGCTCACCCAGCAGAAACAGGGCAAGCAGAAGCACACGGCCGTCCAGGGCGAAATCCAGTTCGGCGGCGACGTGCCGGTCGGAACCCTCTACGGCGTCGGCAAGACCAAGGGACAGCGCGCCTTCTATGCCAAGTGGGACAAGGGCAACAAGCGCAATGCCGAAGTCTTCATCCTCGCCAACGGCTGGTGCGACGGGCTGGAGCCTTACGTCTATATGTATGGCGAGAAATACAATCTCGTGGCGCAGGCGACGATCGGCAACGAGGTCGCACGCTACGGCGTCCAAGGCTTCATCGACGGCGACGGCAACAGCGCGATCTCGATCCGCTTCTATGACGGCCGGCCGGGACAGGGCGTCGACCAGCGGCTCGTCGATGTGACGGCCAACCTCGGCAATAAGTGGAAGGCGACCAGCAAGCTCTCGGGCATGTGCTATGTCGTCGTCGAGCGCTACTATCATCTCGAATTCTTCCGTGACGCCGGCAAGGGCAAGCCGGACATCGACTTCGTGCTGCGGGGCCTGCGCGAATACGACCCGCGCAAGGACTCGACGGTCGCCGGTGGGTCCGGGCCGCAGCGGCTCAACACGCCGTCGACCTGGGTGCACACGAAGAACCCCGCCTTGCACCGGCTGAACTATCAGCTGGGCTTACGCGCGCTTGTCTCCGGCCGCACGCTGATCGGCGAGGGCAAGAGCCTCGGTCAGATTGATCTCGCCACCTATTTCGTGGCGATGAACGTCTGCGACACGCTGCGCAGCAACGGCAAGAAGACCTATGAGTGCTCGGTTTTCGTCAGTGGCGATGACGATCACACAGAGGTGCTGAAGCAGTTCGACGATGCGATGGCCGGCTATGGCCTCAACCGCCGCGGCCTGTCCGGCGTCATTCCCGGTGCACCGCAGATCCCGGTCAAGGATCTGACTGCAGCCGACATCCCGATTGACCGCGCCAAGGACGTTCAGTTCCGTCCGTCGGCCTTCGAGCGCTTCAATCACCTTTCCGGCCAGTTCACCTCGATCGAATCGATGTGGAACCCGGAGAGCCTGAAGCCGGTCTATGTCAATGCGGACATCGCCGCCGACGGACGGAACCGGCAGACGAGCATCGATTTCCTGCAGGTGACCGATCCGGACATTGCGCAGTATCTGCTCAATATCCGCTATCGGCAGAACCGCATGGGCGGCAAGGCGACGGTTCCGGTCAGCCGTCGCTTTGGCCTCGCGGTGCAGGAAGGCGAATGGATCACCTGGCGTGGCAAGAGCTGGCTGATCAGTGAATGGCGGGCGGACGAGCGGCTGCGCATCACCCTGGTGCTTTCGGAGACCAGCGCTGAGATCTATGACGACGACGGCATCGAGCCCGGCCCAATCATCGTGCCGCCGACGCCGCCGATCAATCCGTCGCTGCTCTCGACCGTGCAGAATTTCAATGTTGCCGTCGGCATGATCAACGGCGCGCAGGGCTATGACACGCCGGCGCTGCTGTTCACCTGGACCCCGTCGGATGATCCGACGATCACCGCCGTCCGCTTCGTCTATCGGATCGAAGGCACGACAGAGATCTTCGAGGATCAGTGCACCTCGCCTGAGGACGGTAGCTTCCGCACCACGAAGAACGTCGTCTCCGGTAAGGTCTACAATGCCCGGGCGACGATCACGACTGTGCCCGACCGGCTGCGCACCTTCACGCCCTGGATGACGACGGCGCAGCCGACCGGCTTGCAGACGCTGCTGACCGGCTTGCAACAGCTGCAGGACGATGCGCTGAACCGCTTCAAGGAACTGCAGCAGGAGATGGACGAATTCTTCCGGCCGCGGCTGGTCGAGCTGCTGGATGCTTTCTCACTTGAGGGTGCTGTCGGACAGATCGAGCGCCAGCAGATCGTTGCCACCATAGGTGACGCGCTGGCGCAGATCACCGAAGAGCGGCGAGTGCGCGTCTCCGAGAACGAGGCGATGGCGCAGTTGCTCACGTACCTGCAGGCGAGCCTCGGCACTACAAATGCGCGGCTGATCACCGAGGAGACCGTGCGCGCAACGACGGACAGCGCCCTCGCAAGCTCGATCACGACACTCGACGCCGACGTCGATGGCAACCTCGCCCGCTTGATCGCCGAGGAGACCGCTCGCGCAGACGGCGACGGGGCGCTTGCGAGCAGCATCAGCGGCGTGAGCGCTGATTTCAACGGCCGGTTCGCACAAGGACTGGTGAAGTTCGAGGCGGTCGCGGCGCCGACCGGCGTTGACGCCCGTTTCTCCGTGCTGCTGCGGGCCGGGACCAACCAGAGCTTCAAGGTGTCGGGCTTTTATGTCGAGCTTTACACCGAAGGCGGTGTGCAGAAGTCGCGCATGGCCGTGCAGGCAGATCAGTTCCTCGTCACGTCAGGCAACAGCCGCCATTACCCGCTCGTCTTCGAAAATGGAGAGCTGAAGCTGGCCGTTGCCAATATCGGCACGGTCAATGCCGGTCTCCTTCAGTCCCTGAACGGCAAGATGAAAATCGACCTCAACAGCGGCACGATCGAGATCTTCAGCTGATGACCAGGACAATGATTGGCGTCGACTCGACCGGCGCCGGCTGCATCAAGATCATGAAGAATGACGCTGACAATCCGCGCACGACGCCGGACAGCCAGCGGTCGAAGTTCCTCTATAACTCGAAATACGCTCTGAACGCGTCGATTGCGCATATCGAGCGTATCAATCAAATTAGCTCTGGGGGAAGTGTCCAATACAATTATTACCCGGCAGGGTCGAACGCGTTCAACTATCAGAAGATGGAAGGATCAGGCGGCGGGGAGTCCACATGGCTGTTCCGTAATTCCGCGTTCCCGAAATGCAAATACAATATGCCCCTGTTTGACGTGAAAGCCACACGGACGAACACCGGGCGTTTCAACCAGCAGCGAATTCAGCGCCGCTATTCAGGGAAATACTATAACGACCAAGGCGGTTATTTCTTTATGGGGAACTGGTATCAGGCCCCGTGGATGAAAAACTTTAGCGGCAGTGTCAGTCAATGGGGTGCTTTCCCATACGGTACTTACGCCAAAATCACCACGTCAACGAATGACGATGCATACAACCGCTTCTTGTCGCGAGACAAGCGGTTGATCGTCTGGAACCTCCCCGGCAATGAAGACCCGTCGCTGGAAGCGCCGCCCTTGGCACCAAATGGATCGAAGAACATCATTCTGCGATCCGATGCGATGATCATCGCAAAGCCCGGCTACAACGCGGAGACGGCGAACGAATGGCAGGTTTCGTTCGACAGCCGCCGTGTGCCTGTGAAGGTCATTGCCGCCGCGGACATCGCCATTCCTGCCGGCGAATCCTTCTATGAGACCGGCATCACCTTGCCGGCAAACATCGCCCTTGATGTTCATTTTTACGAGGGATCAACGATCTATTACCCGTTCAATCCGAACATGAGCAACGGCCTGGGTGCGGATTATTGGTTCAGCGGCTCGCGAATTTATTTCAATTCGTCCGATACGATGCGCGCCCGGTTCATGCTCTACCTTGACGCAGGAGACCCGCCGACGAACGGCAGCAACCGCGTGCTAAGGGAATTCACGGAAAGCGGGCAAGACGTTGTGCAGTTCTTGCGCCCCGGTTCAGCCAACCCGCCATCATGGGCGGATATCGTCATCGATACGCGCTGGCCTTGCGTGCAAATCATCGCGGAAGGCTATTTCAGTGTTGCGGTAGGAAGTCCGCTCCAAACCGTCATCAACTTTGACGCTTTGGGCATGTTCCCTATGGTCAAATACATGACCAAACACGGAGCGGGGTCGGAAACGAGCGTTGGTAGTTGGACCGAATCGATCAAGCTTCCGACCGTTCGTCAACGCGTCTATTCGACCAACAGCAATTTTGAGTGTGGTGATAGTTCCCATTGCCGCCTCACACAGACAAGCGCCACGTTTGTCACCAATCGCGGTCAGCCCGGCGACTACTACAACGATGCGGACAACCCCGGCACGTGGCGCACCGAAGGCGCCGATCACGTGCTCGGCATCCGCTACTACATTCTCGGCATCCCAGCTTAGGAACTCCTGACATGACCATACCCTATGTAACCGGCACGGTTTCCGTGACCGCCGGCAGCGCCGTTGTCACCGGCTCCGGGACTGCCTGGGCGACCGCACTGATCGCTGGCGGGATCTTCGGGCTCGACAGCAGCAACGGCAACCCGGTCCCGATCCTCTCGGTCGACAGCAACACGCAACTGACGCTGGCCAAGCCATGGCGCGGCACCACCGCGGCCGGGCAGGGCTACTGGATCATCCGCGACACGGCCTACCTGCAGCAGCAAACCGTCAATGCCCAGGCGCTCTCGACCTATATCCAGCGGCTCGACAATGCGGCGCTGGCTGCGCTGGCCGGGCTCGACCCCGCGGCGGACAAGTTCGCCTACTTCACCGGTGCAAACTCGGGCGCGCTGGCGGACATCAAGGCGAAGGGGCGCGACCTGCTTTCGTCGACGGGTGTGCTCGACGCACTCCTGAAGCTTGGTCCTGTATGGGGTGGCTCCGTTCGATCCCCTGCTAACAGTGATGTCGGATTGGTCGATGGCGACCTCAACACGATCACCGTTGCCGGCGTTTACACACTCTCGGGGAACTGGGCCAACACCTATGCCGGAGCTGCCTCGGTAGCCACGACAGGCACGCTCGTGGTTCTCCAGCGAAGCGCCAATGCCGTGTTTCAATATTTCTACCGAGACAACAACCAGGTCTTCAGAAGGAACACCGTCAACGGCGGCACCAGCTGGACGGACTGGACGATTGTTGAGCTACCGGTTGTCGGGACCGTATCAAACTCCGCGGGCTTTCCCGCCGGCGCCGTCATTGAACGGGGCAGCAATGCCAATGGGGAGTACGTCAAATTTGCCGACGGCACCATGATTTGCACGTCACCGGAACTTCCCGTCGCCATGACCCAGGCTGCTGGCAACGTTTTTTATTCCAATGCCGTGAGTGCGCCAATGCCGGTCCTTTTCACCGGAATTCAGCCGGTAGGGTTCGGTCACGTGACGACGACAATTAACGCCTGGGTGAACCCCAGAACTGCTTTCGGTTCGTGGGTGGGGTCGGCCTACGCCTATGCCTCCCGGACCAGCGACACGATCCGATTTGGTGCCCTTGGAAGGTGGTTTTAATGCAAATCAAGTTCTCTCCCCAACGCCGCGATGACCTCCTGACGGTCACCAAGGCAGGCGACGTTTTCACGATCAACGGTGTGCCATTCGACTTCTCGACCCTGCCGGACGGCGCGACGATCCCGGCCGGCGAGGTTCCTTGTGAATGGCTTGTCGGCCCCGTTGAACGGACCGCCGGCGAGCTTCACCTGACGCTCATCCTGCCGCACGGCCCGGGCCCTTCTCAGGCCGTTGCGTTTCCTCCGCCACTCATCGACCCGCCCGACGGGGTGATTGCATTGCCGGCCGATCCGCAGCCGTCGATCCCTGATCCTGCCGAAGAGGAGCCCGCCGATGTGGACGGTTGACCTATCGAAGGTTGTTACGGCCGAGCAGAAGGCGGCAGAAGCGCGCGCCATGCTGCAAGCGCAATACTCAGCAGCCATCCAGGCGCATCTCGATGCCAAGGCGCGCGAGCGGCAATATGACGGCATCCAGACCGCCATCACCTATCGCGGCGATCCGAACCCGCAGTTCGCGGCCGAGGGCGAGGCCCTCTTCGCCTGGCGTTCGGCGGTATGGACCTATTCCACGGCTGAGCTGCTGAAGGTCATCGCTGGCGAGCGGCCGCAGCCCGGTGTTAAGGAGTTCATGGCCGAGCTGCCGGTGTTCGAGTGGCCGTGACGCAACATTCCGGCATTGCCGAGCGTTTGCTGTTAGGGACGCAGCAAAGGAGACAGGCGATGCGCATTGCCGAACGCGTCAAGGTCATAGAATGATAGCAACTTTCGCCGCCGTCACTTTTGTCGCGTCGCTTGTCGTCGCGCTGCTTCCCTGAGGACATTTTCAACGAAGCCCGGAGAATTGCCGCTGCTTGCGAATGAAAGCGATTGCAGCAGCTTCCAGGCTCTTGCACTCTGCCTCGGATCTAAACAGGGCCTCGTCATCTTTCTCGGCTGAGCATCGAAGGACGTCCCGTCGCAGGCACGCATGCTCATACGCCTCGCACATCTTCAGAAATGCGTGGCTGTTCATCATCCACGCGCAAGCACGCAGATCAGGGGCTGCCAAAAACAACCGGGCCATTCCTGCCTTTTTCACATCCATTGCGACCGCTCGCTTTTTCGTCGAGCTACACGGTTTGAACGGGCTCGCTAGGGATAGGTTCCACTACATAGATGAGGGCGGCTTTCCGGTCGCCTGCGTCAGGCGTTCCTCGGGCGAGGCCCGTCGCTGGAGGCAGGCGCCAGGCCTCTAACCGCCCCGTCCGCTACGAGACGGCGGGACGGCTGCGCGGCGTTACCACAATGCGCTGGCAGCCTCCATTCGCCCATTCGGGCTAAGTCAACTCTCAAACATTCCAATCAGGAGATACCGATGAGCGCCATCACCGCTCAGCACGTTCGCGCGGCCGCAAAGGGCAGGGTGAACGAGAGCAACCTCGCGTCCGTGCTTGTGGCACTGGACAGGTACGGGGAGCGTTTCGGCATGGATCGGCCGCACCGTCTCTCACAGTATTTCGCCCAGCTCATGCATGAAAGCGGAGACTTCCGCTACGATCGCGAGATCTGGGGCCCAACGCCCGCGCAACAGCGCTACGAAACGCGCACCGATCTTGGCAACACATCGGAAAAAGATGGCGACGGCTATTTCTACCGCGGCCGCACTGGCATGCAGCTCACCGGCAAGGACAACTACCGCCAGTTCCGCAACTGGTGCGGCGCCGCCGGCCTCGACTGCCCGGACTTCGTCAAGGATCCGGATGCGGTCAATACCGACCCGTGGGAAGGCCTGGTGCCTCTGTTTTATTGGGACACACGCGATCTGAACCGCTGGGCAGACGAGGGCGACGCTGAGACCATCACGAAGAAGATCAACGGCGGCAAGAACGGCTTGGCCGACCGGTTTGACCGCCTGGCCCGGATCTCGCTCGTGCTGCTCGGCTACCGCGCCGACAACGTCCTTCAGTTCCAGGCCGACCAGCGCCTGCAAGTGGACGGCGATGTCGGCCCGAAAACCCGTGCTGCGATGCATACGGCGCTCGTGGCGCTCACCCCGGGCGAAGCGGCGCGGCCGGAGGTCAAGGTTGCGCCGGTGACTGAGGAGAAGCTGGTACCGGTTCCTGTGACGCCGCCGAGCCTCGATGCGCCGTGGTGGAAGTCGAAAGAGGTCATCGTCCCGGCCGTCAGCGGCAGTGGTGCGTCAATCCTCACCGCGATCGGCGGCATTCCCTGGCAGAACCTTCTCCTGATCCTCGTCGCATTCGGAGGCATCGCCGGCTTCCTCTACTGGCGCAAGAACGCCGATCGGAAGGCGGTGGCGAAACAGGTCGAGGGGATGGTCTGATGTTCTTCCCCGTGGACATGCGGGTGAGCGTGGCCGCGGGTCGAGTACTTCCAAGACAAAGCACACCAGCGCCAGGCTATGGCGGTCGAGGCGCTGGAATCCTCTGTGAAAATCCTCCGCGAGAAAGGCGAGATCGATGCGCAAGTCTCTTCTGCTGATGCTACCGATTTGTGCGGCTCTTATGGCCTGCCAGTCGACGAAGAGTGGCGAGCGCAGCAGTCAATGTAGGCAGCTCGAAAGCGGGAGAAACCGAGATGCCTGGGTCCTTAGTCTCTCTACTGATCGACCGGCGCAGGGAGCGCGCCGTCAGCCCGCATTTGCGGCCGACCCTTTCAAGTGCATTCAACTGATCGCCGTTACGGCGCGTCTCGCGCTTGACCATACGGCGCGCGTATGTCGCGGCTTTTTGGGGAGTGAAAGCGTCTACGTAACTCATCTTCGTTGCCTGTTCGGTCTTCTCTTCGTTCACCAGTTTCTGGTCAGACGTTTGCCAGTTCACGGTTGCTTCTCCTGCTAGGCTTGAGCCGTGGAAAGGAGCAACCAGATGGCCACTCAAATTCTGCATCCCGATCAGGTCCTCGGTGCTCATGACGCCAATCAAAGCGGCGCCGGGGGCTTTGCTTTCGTTCAAATCGGTGACCGACGCGGTGATAATGAAACTTCAGTCAAGGATCCCGAGACTCAAAGTTTCAAAAGAGGGGAGAGCGCGATGTGTGCGACGGCTTCGAGCCGCTGGGGCCGAAGCTCGAGACGACGGTCTACATTCTCCAGAGCGACAGAGCATTCGCTAACGACGTGGCGGCTCATAATCAGCTGCTGAGTTCGCTCAGCTGCGGCAATTAGTCATCGACCAGCATTGCATACGAGGGGCAGGGCATTGGCTGAAACACAGGAAACCGAAAAGATGGTCGCAACCCCGAAATGGAGGTTTGAATATAACCTCAACACCCTGGTGATCCTGTTTGGCTTTGCCGGCGGCCTCGTAGCATGGGGCGCGACCTGGGAGAGGGTGAACGCCAACCAGGATTCGCAGGCCAATTCCATCGATCGCCTCGACAAGCGCCTGACTGCGGCGGAGGTATCCCTCCGGCAGCTCGACAAGCACGAACTGCGAATTTCAGCGGTGGAGAAGCAGGCGGCCGAAGCGGCGACGTCTATGAAGGCTGTCGAGAACACGCTCAATAGCCTTTCCATCGACACGCGTGTGATGCGCGAGATCCTGCAGAGGATCGAAGCTGGCCAACGCGACGGGGCGCAACTGCGGCGCTGATTTGTATAATCATGCAATTGCGCGCTGCGATTTGGTTTGATCTTATTCGGGGTATGGACACGAAACTTTCAGACTTAAAACTGAAGCCATACCTCCTCGCGGAGCTTAACCAGCTCGGATATGAGATGGTCGGAGATATGCAGCACCTTCCCGCAGAAGAGATGCTGCGGATACCTGGGATGGGTGGGCACTGCTATCGGAAGATAGCGAAGGCTCTGGGGCGAGACCCTGACTTGACGAAGCGCCGATGACGTCGCGAGCCGCTGCATGACGTGAATTGGCACTTCAACGATGTGACAGCCACCTTCTGCCGAGATATTCCAGCGCCTCCAGGCGAGCGGAGTCGGCTTCGCGGGTAACGCCCACCAGCTTCCGCCGCTCCGCGATAGTAGTCTTTGACTTGTCTGATCCCCTCTTCTCGTCTGTAAATTCAATGTGTTCCGGCAGCTGGTGGTTCTCTTTGTCCTGCATCAACCAATTTCCTGTGCTCTGCGGTCGGTGGCGCCTCAGAGCTGCGTAGAAGGGACTACTTGTGCAGCTCTGAGGGGATCACTCACCCGAGCGGTTGACGAGTGCCGCTCGGGCTGACAACTCCGGATTATTCAGAAGGTTCGCTCGGCGGCAAGCCTAAAGACCTTTGCCATTGACGAGCTGGCCTAAGGTCCATATTCGTCCTGCTGGAAAGGCAGCGCTCCTGGCACAACTCACAAGGAGCGCTGCAGTTGGTCGACTCGCGTATCCACTCAGTCGACGGTTCCAGCGGAAATAACCTACTGAAGAGGAACCATCTTCAAACGGCGTGTTCGTCGGAATGTTCCGGATCTCGGCACGGAATAGATTGACACAACAAAAAGGTGCCCGCGAAGGCGATTAAACGCGGGCACCAGTAACAGGCTGGGGGACCTGAATGTCGAATTGCTCGGCGACACAGAAAGTCATGCGGGCGACTTTTGTTCCGCTCCCTGCCGAGAATTCAGACACGGAAACGCTATAGCGCCTCCGCTACGAGAGCCCCCGAGCTCCGGTGCAAATGGAATGGGGGTCATTCAAGACTTCTCTTTAAGCCGGGTTCTTCTTCTCCGGCTTCGGCGTGGCCCCCCGATCTAAATATTCGCCCGCGGGACCACACAATGAGCTACTTCTCGCCCTTGTAGTCGGCCAGGGTCTGCAGCAGATCATCTTTCAAACCATCAGGACCCGGCCCGTCCAGCGGCTGCAGTGCCAGCTCGAGCAACTCGACTGCGCGGTCTTTGTTGCCGCTCGCATGATAGTACCAAGCGACCATAAGATAAGAATGCGCCCTGTCGTCGTCATCTTGCAGCCGAGCCTCTGCCAGAATGTGTTCGGAGAGCTCCTTGCCAATGGCGAAGCGCTCGACAGACGGAAATTGCGAGTAGTCATGCGCCGGGTTGAAAAGTTGGTAAAACGCCACCGTCAGCATCATCTCGTAGTTTGTGTTGATTCCGTCGCGAATCAATTGGCGTAGCGCGGGCAGACCGGTCTGCATGTCGTGCATTTTATGAAGCAGCAAGTGGACATGCGCCTCGCGGAAAAGAAGGTTATCCGGATCAAGGGCGACGCCCTCTTCGATTGCCGCAAGCGCCGTCTTCCAATCCTCTATCTCCTCCGCTGCCGCGTATTTGGCTTTGACCTGCTTCTTCAACGCTTCTTCGCGCGCTTTCGGTTCATCTTCGGCGATCCGCTCCCTTTCGGCGGCTTGCGCTTGAGCGCTGGTACGCCAGGTGCCGTCAAGAATTTTCGGCAGAACCTCATGCAGGTCGTGCGGATGGCCGATAAAGGCGATGTAGCCGTCTCGGTCGATGACGAACGCCTGCGGAATCTCAACAGAAAAACTCGGCTCCATCCAAAGCATGTCCATTGCGCCTGTCTCGAACGCGACCCGAAAGTTCAACTCCGGGAATTGGGCCAACCACGCGGCAATCTGGCTGCGGACCTCATCGGCGGACGCAGCGCCTTCGTGTGCCACGATTGCGACGACCTCAACTCCACGGTCCTTGTAACTCTCCTGCAGCTCTATCAGCTTGAGCATCGCCTCGTCACAATAGTCACAGGAGGTTCCACAAAATTCAAGAATGTACAATTTACCCGGCTGGAAGTTCGCGAGGGGCTCGCCACGTACCCAGTCCCGGACTTCGAGCGCGGGGGCCCGTGACTCCACAGACAGGATCTTATTGCTCTCCAAAGCTATTTAGTTGGCCCTGAACAAAAGCTAAGTCATTGATCTTCTGGCTGTGGGAAGATCTGGAGAAGTATCCGATTTCGCCATGAGAACGGTAAGCACGGCCTTCATGAGGGCACGCCAAAGGGCCAGTTTGGC